TCTGTCCCGAGGCGTTATTTAAAGCGGCCTGTCCTGCACGGGCCTCGGCCCGTGCGCCAGCGGCAGCCGTTCCTAGGCCCTCGGTGGCTATTCCAGTAGCGGCGCCACCATAATTTACTGCGTTTTGTATGCCTTCTTGAGCGCCCTGCACTTGTCCTGCAACGCCGCCCGCGGCATCGCGCATTAAACCGCCCGCCTCGTCTTGGTACGCTTCCGCATTGGGCATGACACTGTTAATCGATTCGTAGGCGTCACCTAAAGTATAACCAGCTTCCTCTAAGTAAGGCTGATAACCACCTATACCCGCTTTCGCCATATCGATTGCAGTAAGCTGCATCCCCGACATTTCGGCGACCATATGCGCCGGTATCTGAATACCTTTGTCTGCAAGTTGTTTAGCCGAAGCTAAGAGGCCTAGCTTGGCTGCCTCAATCTCGGGGGATTCCCGTATAATCTGGGTTGATGTTTCAGCCATTACGCTATAGCCCTCCCACGGCTTTCAAGATTTCGCATGACAGAATACATGCTCTTGATACCGTTATCTAGGTTTCCTTTACCCAAGCCTCGTACTGCATCGGTGGTCATTACGAACTCACCGGGCATTAACATTGCTCGGACGCTGTCTTGTCCCGGAACACCTTCACTCGGTGCTACGCCGCCATTACGGCGCGGGTAGATAGGACCGCCGTCTGCCTTCTGCACATAAGGACGTGAGAAAGGACCGTCGGGGTCACTGGCAAGCAGGTAATCCGAGGGTGAAATGACGGACGGTTTAGTATACGTCATAGGGAAGTTGGTGGATACGCTGTAATCGGTATCATCGGACTCGGGCGCAACGTCTTCATATTCCCCGGTTTCTACGTTTAAACGAGAAGCCCCGAGGTCATGAACTAAATATTTAGAAGGGTCGGCAGCCAGAAGGTCAACACCTGTGACCACACTACCGTCGGCGTTAAGATCCAAGATCGACGCTCCACCCTCGTTGGGGTCGTCGAAGGCTCCTGTCGCGGCGCCGACGGCGGAAGCCGCCGCGAGGGAAGGCCCATACCGAGCAAGCAACCCGGGTTGCGTCCGTTGGAATGCGGCGTTAAAGCCCATTTCGGTAGGCCTTAGGCCTTGCGCCTTCATACTTGCCATGTAGGCGTTTTGCGACTTAGTTCCGGCGGCGAGTAATTCAGCTTTGCTTTGACCACCGCGGAACATGAAATTGCCTGCCTTATCGAGTACGGACTGCTCTATGTCCACGGGAGGCGTAAGGGTCTTAATGCCCGTAACGGGATCCACAGCAGGCGTAAGAGTCGTAGTCCCCGCAAGTGGGTCCACCAGCGGGTCCACAATAGGCGTAAGAGTCGTACCTTCACCACCTGTTACGACGGCTCCGTCAGGCGTGGTGGCTGTTCCCAAGGGTTCAACAGGAGCGGCGGGCCCCGTGCCCACAACAGGGGCCTCCGGAATTACTGCAGCAGAGTCCAATGGGGTGGGGCTTGCGCCTGCCGTTGCATTTACAATTTCTGCGGAGGCGGTTGGAACATAATCACTGAATAAGTTACCCTCGCCTTTCCAGCCCGCACCCGAAAAGCTCGAGTTAGCACCTTCCAGTGTTTGCCCAAAGCGGGCACCGGGGTCAGCGAAAGCTTCCCCCACGTCGCCGCCGGTAAGGCCGGTGGTTGCGGCGCCCATCGCGCCCGCAATAAGGGCGGACTTGAAGGCGTCCCCAAGATCACCGCCATTTATGAGCGTTCCGATACCAGAGCCCAACGCCGCACCGTAAATCGGTCCCAGCGGCGTCATAGCCAGTAGGATAGGCAGGACGATTGGAATAACTTTCTTGATAACCTTAGCAATACCCCTCAGGATCTTGGAAATGGCGCCAAACTCCATTAATCCCGTCTCAGGGTTAATACTGTTGGCGTCACTACCCACAACGTACTGTTCCGGGTCTTCGATGCCGTCCTCGAGTAATTGCTTTAAAATCTGTTCTTTTAGTTTGGGATTGCTTTCGAGAAGCGTTAGAGGGATAACAATTTCCCCCGTTTGTATGTGTGCAACACTGTCATCGCCAAAGCGACCGTGGCCCGCCATCTTTTTAGCAACCGCCGTGAACTGTGCCAAACCACCATCGCCGAATTCTTTCTTGGCTTCTTCCGCCTCAAGAGTTGAGATGTCTTCTTCCGACATGACAAAACCACCGATACCACCTTCCGGAACTTCTAGCTCCACGGAGGTGTCTATTTCGTCGTCAGTCTTGTCCTCGACAACGTCAGTCGCTTCAATGGTTACTTCCGGCTCTTTAACGATTACTTCAATCTTTTCTGCTAATGCTGTCATTATCCTGCTCCACCAGTAATACTTTCAGGCAAGGTCACCCGTATGATTGTACTTTGCTTCTCTTCGCCAGTCCACGAAGAACAGCAAATGATGATGTCCGTGCTAGAAGAGTCCCATCGGCTGCCGTCAGGCATTATTAAAATAGTCATGTTATCGTTACTGTGGTTTGACCCACGTCCCCCGTTGCTTGAGATCCTCTGACGTAGGGTAAGTTGGCCACTGTAATTCGTAACTCATCACCATACTGAAAAATACCGCCTAGCGGAAGATCATAGTTGTCTGTTTGCAGGTTCGGCAGTGTTAGCGCAGAGGCTTGCCAAGGTCCCGGATTGTTCACCTGTAGCAGAAACACTGAAAAGGCGCGCATTACCTCGGCTTGATAGCGTTGGTCATAGGCCTCAGGTGGAATTGGGAATAAAGGTTGTACTAGCCCCCTACTCATCGTCGGCCGTCCGGTCTTAAATCAACCCGCGGTGTGCCTAAACGCCATTCCACTCCAGTGTCTGAAGAATTAATCTTAAAAGCAAAAGACCGGCCCCGTAATCTAACAAAAACTTGGTCCGTAAATTGTTCAACCGGAACAGTTGCAGATCGGGTTACCGTGTTGCTTTGGGTACTAGTATACGCTGTCCCGGGGAATTGTCTTGCTTCTAATGTCATTGATACGGACGGTGAAGGCGAACTAGACCCGTCAAACGTGATATCTGGGATCAATTTGGTTAAAAAGACGAAATTGTCTCCTGCACCAATCGACATCTGACTACTTTCAATATAAGAAGCGATGGCCGCGGGTGGATTAGCACTCCCGTCATCTTGTCCAAATTCATGGTAGTACAAATACCCGTTTAAAGAGGCAGCAACAGGGTATTGCGCTATCCCGCGGTCCACCCAAACGGACCGGTCGAGGTTACCGTAGTACCACGCCTTCTCTTGGTAGTTGTAAATAACGTATTTGTCAATGGTTTCTGAACTTGCGGAGGGGTAAAACCACCATACTTCCGAAAAGCTAGAGTTTACGCCGCAGGTTACTTTTTCCGACTGAGAAAGGTTAAAGTCTCCAAAAACATAGGATCTTACCGAACAAGGTAATTTTTGCACCTGTCCTGAGTACAGGTAAAAGTCCTCGTCACCCATCCAAAACACCATGTCGTCTACAGCCACCGCTGAAAGCGGGCTGGCAATGGTGATGTTTTCAGATATTAAACTAATACCAAAGGTGAAAGGAGGGCCTAAGTACTGCATCGCGTGTAGCGAGCGGTCTGTGAACACAAGAATTTGCTGGCGTGTTTCAACCGCCATGATAATCTCGGAACCGGTACCAATACGTAGATCGCCTGCGGTGTTAGTAGCTTGCGCCGACCACGCTAAGGGGTTTTCTTGGTCTGAAAAACGGATCAAAAGAGGGTCTTGGACGCCAATATCATTCTGAGCATCGCACCCAAACACAATAACGTGCCTGTCGCGATCTGAAATTAAGACCTGTTTGGCTATCGTTGGCGTTGTGGAGTCAGCTCCCGCTAACGAGGAAAGCGCCACGGCCCGCTCAAAGGGAGCCGAGCTGGTTGATTTATCCCAATAGTAGATACCACCATTGCGGACGTTAATTATTAAATCTTCACCGAAGTTGTCGTTAGACCAGATACGCAGGATGTCGCCAACCACTGTAAGGCTAGAACCTGAGCCCCACGTGCCACGGCCCCACAATCCTGCTCCCCAACCTGTTCCGGAAACGGTTGTGTCCAAGCCCGTTACAATTTGGTATTCCCCTACAACAGAACCACCACCGTTCCCGGTGTCTGACCCGTTTGCTACGACCGGGACAGGGGTGTATTGCCCGTCGACGGTGATGCTGTCCGTCGTGCCCACTTCTCTGGCGACAATAGTGAAGGTGTCCGTGCTTGGAACGCCTACAATTTGGTATTCTTGGTTCAACACTACGGCAGTGATGACACCGCCTAATGACACAGCGCCTGAAAACGTAACGAAATCGTTCTCAGTAGCCCCGTGATCAGCGTCTGTTATGGTGAGAGTAGATGAGCCGTTGGCCGCGGAAAACGTGACGTCGCCCGCGGCAGTTACTTCGCGTATAGGGGTTATATCGGCATAGCCCCCGCCCTCCTCAATGTAATACTTGAGGTGAGTTCCGACACCTATGTAGCCGCTGCCGTCTAAAGCAACAAACGGGTGAAGTGCACGGGCTGTTCCTAAAAAGCTTTTGTTGGATAGTTTCTCCCATCCGCCTATCTTTTCAGGGGTGCCGAACCGGAATCTCACTTTGTCACAGTCGTACCAACCCCCTTCGTTTGAATACGAAGTGGTCTCTCGGTTTACTCCCGGTCGGAACTGTAACTTAGTAAGGGGCATAGCATCCTGTCACTAATTAAGTGGTTTCTTTAAAATCGTGACCTACTCGTTTACCACGGTAGTGGTTCAGAGGTAGGTGATACGGGAGGCGTGACAATTGAGTTGATCTGTCCTTCCACGGAAGCCTCTACATTAGACACCCCGTCTACACCCAGCTCGGCAGTAACCCACCCTAAAACAAGCGCTTCTGTTAGGCTCGCGTAAGGGACAAACGTAGGACCTTCTTGCACCGTAAAGGTCGAGTCTCCCATGGTCTCCGCAACATTGGTGCCGTCGGTACCGCTGCATAGCCAATTCGCATCGACAACGAAGTCCGGTTCGGGGGTCTGTAATACGGACATACTTTCAATTGTCCAAGTGTATGTGATAGCCATAGTTAGCTTCCTTCTAAGATTGTTAAACGAGCGGTTAGCTCTTGGATTGCTTTGACTAATACAGGTATTAGCGCCGCTTCTGCTACTTCTTGAGAACCGTCTTCACGGTCATCCCATAGTTTAAAACCGTCTTTGAGGCTATCGTCCGCCTCAATTGCCGATTTAACTTCTTGCGCTATAAACCCGTGGTTTGTTTGGGTATTTTTAAATACTTCCGTTGAGCCCTTTTTATAAGCACTAAAGGTTTCAGGCAGGTCGCCTAGCGTCTTGTATTTCCAAGTCCTTGGGCGTAGGGCATTTACAAAATCAAGCCCTGCTGTCGAGTCGGTAATGTCTTTTTTATACCTTATATCCGACACCGTAGACCATGTTGTACTACCGTGTGCTGCTCTAATGTCCGACCCGCTGTCCCCTAATGTGGTGTAGTTCGCGCTGCCTGACACATAGTACCCGAGTACCACCGCGTTACTGGTAGAGGTTGAGCCCGGCCTTGCGTAATAGCCTAGGCAGGTGTTGTAGCTTCCTGTTACTAGGTTGCTTGCGCCTGATCTACCTACTGACGTATTGTACTGTCCAGTAGTAAGACTCTGTAAGCACACCTCACCAACTGCTGTATTGTAATGCCCCGTGGTCAAGACCCCTAATGCGCCGTTGCCTACCGCTACCGCCCTAGTGGCAGTGGTGGCAGCATCCATAGCATCCCTCCCGATTGCTACATTGTAGAATCCTGTGGTGCTAAGCGCCATAGCGCGGTAGCCCACTGCTACGTTGCTATGCCCCGTGGTGTGGCTTTCTAAGGCATTTCTGCCAACCGCTATGTTGGCATAAGCAGTGGTGGCAAGTCTTGAGGCGTTCACGCCAATTGCTACGTTGTTATCACCTGTAGTGTTAACGTTTAATGCGAGATAGCCAACTGCGGTGTTGTTGGGGGCGGTAGTATTAGCACTTAACGCACCATAGCCAACTGCGGTGTTATTACTCGCTGTCGTGGCTGCGTCTAAAGCATAACACCCGAAGGCCGCGTTGTTATTGCCCGTAGTGTTCGCGCCCATAGCCAACGTACCGACTGCCGTGTTCTGAACGCCTGTCGTGTTAGCATTTAACGTGCTTCTGCCTACCCCTACGTTGTAATAGCCTGTAGTGTTGGTTTGCAGAGATATCGCGCCGACTGCTGTATTGTCAGTGCCCGTGGTATTGGCGGTTAGCGACTGTGCGCCCATTGCTACGTTGGAATAGCCTGTAGTGTTGGCCTGTAAAGATTGCGTTCCGATGGCTACGTTGCTAGCGCCCGTGGTGTTCGCGGCTAGCGCACCCGTGCCCGTGCCTACGTTGTAAGAACCTGTAGTGTTGGCCTGTAAAGATTGCGCTCCGATGGCTACGTTGTTAGCGCCCGTGGTGTTGACTAGTAACGCCTGAATACCGACTGCGGTGTTCTGAACACCTGTAGTGTTAGCAGATAACGAAAAGGTACCGATTGCTATGTTGCTAGAGCCAGTCGTGTTAGCGTCTAAGGAAAAATAGCCGAAGGCGGTATTATTAGCGCCGGTGGTGTTAGCGTCTAAGGCATAATACCCGGTTGCCGTGTTGCCCGCGCCTGTAGTGTTATCCGATAACGCGTTATAACCTATTGCGGTGTTGCCCGAAGCGGTAGTGTTGTCTTTTAACGCTCCGTAACCGAGGGCGGTGTTGTAATACCCGGTGGTGTTATCCGATAACGCGCTATAGCCGACGGCGACGTTGAAAGAAGCGGTGGTGTTGTCTTTTAACGCGTTCGTTCCGACGGCGACGTTGTTAGCGCCCACGGTGTTAGCGTTTAAAGCAGAATACCCGGTTGCGACGTTGTTAGAAGCGGTGGTGTTGGTTTTTAGCGCCTCATAGCCGCTTGCGGTGTTGTTAGTGCCCGTAGTGTTAGCACCTAAAGACAGATAGCCTGTTGCGGTGTTGTTACTACCTGTAGTGTTAGCACCTAGTGCGATATAACCCGTTGCTACGCTAGAACTGCCCGTGGTGTTAAGGCCCAAAGCCTGATGGCCTATTGCGACGTTGGCCGATGCGGTGGTGTTAGTGGTTAACGCCTGCGTACCGACGGCCGTGTTCGAACCGCCCGTAGTGTTGGCCGCTAAAGCAGAATACCCGGTTGCCGTGTTCGAACCGCCCGTGGTGGCCAAGGATAAAGCGTTGGAGCCGACGGCCGTGTTCTGCTGGGCCGTGGTGCTATCACGTAAAGCCTGATGGCCTATTGCGACGTTGTTGCCGCCGGTGGTGTTAGTCGAGAAAGCATTATAACCGCTTGCCGTGTTGGCATCGCCTGTGGTGGTAGCTGTTCCGGCGCCATCGCCTACCAGCGTGTTGTAGTTACCCCCCGAGGCAATGCTGGCACCCGCGTTAACACCTGCGCGGAAGTTGCTGGTGCCCGCGGTCAACGTGGTCAGGTCATCGCCAATGGAGAAATCCAAATCCGTGCCGCCCGTTATGTTGCCCTCGACGAGGACGGCAGCAAGCGTGTCTGTGCCTGCGGCAGAGTCTACATACGCCTTAATGGACTGTTGCGTAGCCAGCATAGTGGCGCTGTTAGACGCCATGTTGTCTTCGTCTTTAATGTCCGTGACGGTTACTGAGCCTGTGCCAGATAAAGCATCAAATTCAATAGTGCCGTCAACATCTAAGTCTCCCGTGACCGAGGCGTCTCCGCCTACAACAAGGGAGGAAGTCCCGGCTAGTATCAAATCGTCAGCAGACTGGTCCCAAAGTACGTAATTCCCCGAGGTGTCCCCAAAGAATTTAACGTCATGGCCCGTCCCATCAACACCCACGGTTACTGCGGCATCAATTTGAACCGCACCGTCTATGTCAACGGCGTCTAAATTAGTAATCCCGTCTATGTCAACGTTGCCCGAGATGTCTAGCGAGGCTGCAATTATTTCGCCACTGGCATTAATTGCGCCATTAATATCAACCGTAGTGGCAGCTATCTGAATTTCAGTGTCTGCGACAATGTCGAGCTGACCGTCAACGCTGGAGTTAATGTAGATAGCAGAATCGCGAAACTGCACTTTCTGTGCAGTGTCCATGCTGATGTCGGTGCTTCCCGAGGTATTGCCGATGGCAAGAACTTCTGAAAGTGTGTCAACCGTGTCGACTTGAGCGTCAACGTAAGCCTTAATAGACTGTTGGGTGGCAAGCGCCGTGGCGCTATCAGAAGCCATGTTGTCTTCGTCTTTAATGTCCGTTACTGCTACTGAGCCAGTACCCGATAAAGCATCAAATTCAATCGTGCCGTCGACATCTAAGTCTCCAGTGACAGCGGCGTCGCCGCCAACAGCAAGAGAGGAAGTCCCGGCTAGTATCAAATCATCAGCAGACTGGTCCCAGAGAACATAGTTGCCAGAGGTGTCTCCGAAGAACTTAACGTCATGACCTGTCCCGTCAACACCCACTGTAACGTCACCCGTTACGTCCAAGGTTCCCGTTATATCAACAGCGCCGTCTATATCAACAGCGTCTAAATTAGTAATTCCGTCGATGTCGACGTTGCCAGAAATATCTAGCGAAGCCGCAATGATCTCACCGCTGGCGTTAATAGCGCCGTTAATGTCAATCGTAGTGGCCGCAATTTGAATCTCAGTGTCGGCAACAATGTCTAGCTGCCCGTCAACACTGGAGTTTATGTAGATGGCGGAATCGCGAAACTGAACTTTCTGTGCCGCGTCCATATCAATATCGGAGCTGCCTGAAGTGTTACCAATGGCAAGAACTTCTGAAAGCGTATCAACGGTAGCTACTTGGGAGTCAACATAGGCCTTAATAGATTGCTGAGTGGCAAGCTTGACGGCGGAGTTACTCGCCATGTTGTCTTCGTCTTTTATCCCGGTGACGGTCGCGCCGTCACCTGCAATATTAACGCTGGTATTCGCAACAACAGTAGTACCTGTGACAGCCGCAGCGGTTGAACCACCTATTACAGTGGCATCTATTGTGCCGCCATTAATGTCAGCCGTCGTTGCAACAATCCCGTCAACCTTCAAGTTGGCGTTGATGTTTGCTACGGTCGCGCCTGTTCCAGTGCCGCTAAACTTAACCGCCACGTCAGTGCCCGCCGCGATCTCAAGATCGTTGCTTGCGCTATAAGTACCTTGGAAAAGGAAGATAGACTGACTGGCCGAAAGGCTGTTCCGGATAAAGCATATTTTTTCAGCGTCGTTTGGAATCAATTCCACATAAGCCGACGCGCCTAAATTCCCACCGTCGTCAAATTCGATCCATTTATTACGTCCTGTAGACGAGGAACCGTTAGTGATGGCAATTTGGTTGGGAGAGCCTGACGAACCCGCGGAGGTGAGCGTTATTGTAACGACGCCGTTAATGGCCTCATCTAATATATTAGAGTTTTCGTTGACGGTATCGCCCCACGCTCCCGACTGTTCACCGGTGGCCGGCTTTTCAATACCGAGGTTGACTGTATAGGTACTGGGCATTTTTAATTCCTCACGCTGCTATTTTTGTCCAAAAGGCACTCTGGGTTGGCACTTCCTCCGACCACGTTGGCGATTGACTTGGTGTTATCTGAGTATAGTTCGGATTCTGGTCCGGCACAATACGTCCGTAAACAAGGGCTTGTCCAACGCTACTCGTTGAAGTTACCCCAACCACGTTAACGACAACGGAGGTCATTACGCTATACGAATAATCGCATTGCTCGCATCCGCGGTAGGGAACACAACTGTGAAGTCCCCGGCTGTTGCGATCTTGTCTGCACCAAAATCCAATACGATTACCGCAGGATTGGTGAGAGAGATAGAAGTGGTATTAGGAGTGGTGTTGTAAACTAGCGCACCACGGGCCGTGATCGTAGCACTTGTCCACGTTTCATCAGCAAAATCCGTCAACGCGGTAGTACCCGACGCCGTAGGATCAACGGGGGTTAATGTCCCGCCGCCCGCGGTATAATTAGTACCACTAGTTTCATTAGTTGCCGAATACGCAGTCGTCGCCGCAGTTAGCGTCGCAGAGCTCGTATAAAGCGCAATTTTAAATGTATCGCCGCTAGAAGCGTCGAAGTCGTGGGCACCATACAGCAATTCTTTCTTAAAGCTGGTGCACATGTAGTTTCCGGAAAAGGCCATGGTCACAGTCTCCTTATAAGTTTAGCAAGGTCTGTCTGGCCTGCGTCGGTTAAAGCGTTACACACCGTCGTTCTATCAGACTTGACAGCTTCTCGCATGTAAAATTCTAGTGTTTTTAGTAGCTGCCCACGAAAAGCGTGAGCTTGTGCCCTAATAGCAGGGTTTGCGTCATCAGATATCGCGATAATCTTATTCGCGCATCTCTCCGCAATTTCCTCTGGAGTAAATCCTCGTCCACGGGTGGTGTGTACGTCCACATTCATCACAGGTAACGCCTCTATAGCAGGGGCGCTCACTGTTTAGGCCTTATTATTTGCCCGGTGCGGTACTCATCCGTTACTTCTTTAGACTCGCCGAACATCTTCATGCCCGCAATAGCCTCCGCGAAACGTTTCTCATACATAGCCATCATATCAGGTTCCCCTTTCATGAATATGTACGCTTCCATCAAGCAACCGTACAACAAAGCAATCTCAGCGTTTGTGCTGAGCCATGTTGTGCCGCTTTCCGCACCGGCAGTCAAGCTGTCCGGGCGGTAGAAATAGTGTAATTCTACCGCATACGCGCCATCCGGGGTAGGGCCTAGAATAAAGTTATCTACGTCAAAAACCGCA